TGCTTCAGCATAAGCAGATAGCTGTCCTATGTAACCAAAAGGATCATCTTCACTTAGCCTTCCACTAGCAAACTTCTTAAAGGAATTACCAGAGGCACTTTTAATATCTACTAACATATCATCTATGCGACAATCTTGATGTCCTAAAACTCCTGCAATACTTATTTCTTTTTGTTCTTCTGTTATTTTATGTCCAGCTAATTTTGTAAGTGTTATTAATAAACTTTCTAATAAATGTCCATATAAAAACTTAATTCTTGTAGGGGAATCAAAGTATTTTTCTTTTTTCCCTTCTTGTAAATCATACCATAATTGTCTATCAGGTTTACCAATAGCTGATAATCTTAAATTAGATCTCTCTTTAGGTTCTGAAAAGACATACTCTTTTAAAATTTCTTTTACTTCGCTTGCAAATGTATTTAAATGAAGTTCAACTTCTTCTTTGCTTAACGGAGATCTTTCATCTACTTCAAATAATTTATAAATATCTTCTACTAATGTATTAATATTTTTCATATGTATATATAAATAAAGGGATAGTTACCGATAAAACCATCCCTTTATTCCCTCTATCAAGTTAAGGATTAAGCAAATGCTTCAGAAGGATTAGCTGAGTCACTTGCATATCCATCAACTTCGTCAAAAGTTTCTTCATCACCTGAACTAAATGGTATTAAATTAGTTACTTGTATAGATTTCAGGTCTGCTGAAGTACCTTTACGTCCTTTAAATTCCCAATCATATGTAGAATAAAGAACATTAACATCTGAGCCATTACCAATCATGGTATTAGTCATTTGTCTTTTCTTTGCATCTACTAAATCAGGAGTACGATTCATCTGACCATCTTTTCTACGTACTTTTCTTTTAATAGTTACAAAGTCTCCACGATCATCACCTTTATTTTTGACAGTTAACCCATCATTTTTAAGTTGATCAATCGAATCTTTATCTAAATTACCTACATCAACTGTCCATATACCATCTGGATCAAATGTAGTATTTGGTGTTGCGATAGATGCCCAATAAGCTTTACCTGATATAACCATATTATTTTACTTCCTTTACTATTGAAATTAATAAATCTTTTGTATAAGTTTTAAAAGATTTATTAATTGATTAATTTATATAAAATTATCTCATACTTTTAAAATATTGTCAACCATTAAATTAAATAAAATTATATTAATGTGTATTTGCCCACGTTTTACCAACTTTCCATTCACTATCTAACTCACAATTAAGTTTTAATACTTGTTGTGTTTTCTTCATAGACTCTTTAGTTATCTGACCAAAGACAGTTATATCATTATTATTGACTTCAAATTGATATTCATCATGGATGGAAGCAACAAGTTTAGCATCTATTCTTGTCGTTTTAATTGAGGACATTATCTCAAGAAGCCAATGCTTGCAGACTACAGCTCCTGCACCTTGAATCAAAGTGTTAAGTGCACTATGTGAACTACGGATATGTAGTAATCTCCCATCCAATCCTCGAATGATACCTGCTCCAGATGCATTTTGAACTTTCGTTCTTAATGCATTCAATGCTGGCATATTCGATAAAAATCTATCTATTAATTGTTGACCTTTCTTAGCACCACCACCAACAATCTTACCTATTTTTGCAGCTCCAGCTCCATAAAGAAATGCATAAATAAAAGTTTTAGCTTGATCTCTGTTAGATAATCCTGCCATTTCCATATTAGCTGTATGTATATCTCCTGTAAGTAACTCATTAGTAAACTTTGTATCATTCATATAGTGAGCTAAACATCTTAGTTCTAACCCACTAGCATCTGTACCAACTAATGAGTATTTAGTTATATCAGAAACAGTCCAACAATCTCTACACTCTTTACCATAAGGTGAATAAACAGCTGGTACTTGAGCCATGTTAGGTGAGTTATGTGCCATACGTCCTGTAATAGTACGCAATGTCATTACTTTACCATGAACTTTATTATCTTTATCACATAATTCTATCCAGGATTTAATCTGTGCTACTCTTTTTTGTAATAGTAAATATCTTGAAAACATTTTAGCTTCTGGCATATTAATACTTTTTAATACTTCTTCATTAACAATAATATTTCCTTTATCTGTTTTAAGTTTAGGTTTCCATCCTTTTTCTATAAGTCTTTCAGCTATTTGTTTACGACTACCTATATTAAAAGGTATGTATTTAACTTTAGTTTTAAGTTGTATTTCTTTAGGTGGAAATAATTCTTGTGCTTTCTCTATTAAATTATCTGCTTCATCTTGTAATGTAGCCATTAACTCAGATGCTTTTCTTAAATTTAAAGTAAAACCATTCTCTTCTTGTTGATCTAATATAATTCTTATTCTATTTTCTAAGTTTAAAGATTGTTTAGAAAAGTTTTTACTTTCTTTTTCTAAATATTTAGCTACTTTAAAAGTTAATTCTACATCTTGTTTACAATACTCTAACATATTAGGTGTATAATAATCAAAACTTTCTACTTCTCCTTTACTAAAGTTTAACTTCTCACCCCATGCTCTTAGG